AAGCAGGAGCTTTCCAAGCGTTTTGCTAATGAACGCGCTCAGATTCCACAAACGCCGCAAGAAAAAATAGCTGATATTGACGCTTCCATAGCAATGAACGAAGCCAATAAGGCTAGGACCAGAGAATATCTCAGCCTGGCCAGGGAGGCAGAAGACCTAAGGATTGACAATGAAGGGAAAATTTTTCAAATGCGTCGCCAAAGCTCTGACATAGAAAAAGAAAAACTAAGATTGCGGCTTGACATAGAGAACAAGATTTTTGACATGCGGCAAAGCACTGCCAAGCTTGAAATAGACAATGCGCGTTCCCGCGCCTCCGTCGCCATAGAGTCACTGGACGCGGAGCTTGCACGCAGGCTTGATGTGTCTAAAAAGCAGGGCGGCGAATTTGTTGATCAGCTTAGGGAGTATTTGCGGGCAAGAGGGCAAGGAGAGTCCGAGCTGCAAGCTAAAGAGAGAGAAAATAAACTGCAAATCGCCGCTAACGAAAGAGAATTGCAAGGCTATATTTTGCAAGTTTCCGAAAAAACAGCGTCAATTAACAGGATCGTAGAAGACTACAAGCGTGATCAGGCCAAATTCGGGTTTGAATCTTCTCGCCGCCTAGAAGACCATCGCGTCAAGACGGAGGAGTACATTTATGGCCTAGTGAAGGATCGCTACCAGTACGCGATTGGCAGCGAGCAAGAGATATTGCGCATTAAAATTCAGGCCGCTGCCAGCCTGGGGGCGACCATGCCGCCCGGCGTCGATCAGCTGCCAACAGGAATTGGCGCCTCAGGACTTGCCAACCCACTCGGCCCTCAGCGGACTGGACGGCCGCCATGGTGGAATGACGGACTCGGCGCAGGTCGCGGGCATAAGGGGCAAGACCTTGGCGTGGATCCGGGGACGACAGTACACGCCATCGAGGATGCAGTTGTCGCCGGAATTATCAAAGGGTTTGGCAAGGCAGGTGATGCAGTTGTTTTGCGCTATAAAAACAGCGACAAGGCTGGAGTGTATGGGCACATAAACCCAATGCCAGGGCTGCGCAAAGGCCAAGAAGTGAAAGCCGGCCAGCAAATTGGAATAATAACGCCAGACAAGGGCAACGAGCACTTGCACTATGAATTTCGCAAGCTCAGAGGCAGAGCAACTGAAGTTTTAGACCCTGCGAAAAGATTGCGTGCTGCGATGAGCGGCGGCGTACTAGCAACTCCAAGGCCGTCGAAACTGCCCCCTGCAGGTAGCGCAATTCCTTTCAGCCAGAAGGTAAATGCTCCGTCTAGCGTAATTCCGCTTAAGGTTGAACCTTTTAACGGCAAGCTTCCGACATACGGGGCTGCCCCAATGGCTGTTCCGGCTGCTCCGGTGGCGCAATCACTGCCTACGCCACCGGCGGCGATGGTTCTCCCTGACACTACATCGCTAAGGGCAGAACTGAAGAAACAAAGCAAAGAATTAAACGAAGAGCTTGGAATTGCAAAAAAACTTTTTGAAATTGAAAAAGGACGCATTCTTCTTAGGCTTACAAGCTCAAAGGCAGTCAGGGATCGCCTAGACGAAGCGACCCAGGAGCTGTCTCTTTCGCTTGAAATTTTTAACGCAAATAAAGCCTCAAGCCAAGATGACCGAGCAAGAACAGAAGAAAAAATTAAAACCTTAAATGCTATTCGAGAAATAAACAGTCTCGAAGAGCAAGCCTTGAGTCTTTCTAGCGAAATGTTGCAAAAGAAAAAAATTGAAAATGAAGAGCATTTGCAAATAGTTGGGGGAATCAAAGAGAGAACAAGCTACGAAAAGCAGTTGCTTGCTATAGCGGATGCCAGGGCAGAGCTAGCAAGAAGGGAAGCTTTTAGCCAGAGATACGCTGAGATGCAATCCGCTATAAGCGCGACCGGAACCGGGATCAGATCGGGGAAGGTCGGCGCATCGGCCAGGGCCTACGAGACAGAGCTTTCCGATAGCGGCAACTTAGGCCAGGCCGAATTGATGGCCAAGTCGGCCGCAAAGCTAGAGCAGCAACGGGCGGTATGGGAAAACCTTGAAAGAAACATAGTTGACACATCCAACGCCATTTCTGGGGGCTTAACAAATGGATTGCTTGACATTGTTAGCGGCTCCAGGAAAATTGCCGATGTTGGTCGAGAGGTTCTTGACAGCGTTGCTCGCAGTTTCGCGGATTCTGCCCAACAGCAACTGAGCCTGATATTGCAGCGCCAGCTTGGCGGATTGCTCGGCTCCGGGGCTGGGACGGCCGGGCCTCAGGCGCTCGGGGCGGCCAGCGTGAGCGCCTCCACCTCGGTTTGGTCTTTGAACAATGCCGCCCTGGCCGCCAGTGCCGCCCTGCAAACGATCGCGGCGCAAGCGGCGTTCTCTCAGGCGCTGGGAGGCTCCGGCCTGGCTGGAGGAGCCACACGCGGCCTGGCCGGCGACATTGGCTCAGCGGCATTTGCCTTTGCCGGCCAGGAGACTGCTAACGGGTTCCTGAAGGCGGCTACTAGCGGCGTTTCATTCGGAGGGTTCATGGCCAATGGTGGCGTAACCCAGCCCAACGAGGTTTATGCTGTAGGCGAAAAAGAGCCGGAATTTTTCTTTCCGGGAACAGTCGGGAGGGTTGTGCCACAGAGCGATATAGAGAAAGCTGCATCATTGCGCGAATCGGACAGAAGGAATGAACCGCTCGACATCCGGTATTCTGTTGAAGAGCGTGCGGGAGAGCGCTATGTTACAGAAAGGCAATTCCGTGAGGGAATTGCGGCCAGCACGGAGCGGGCTCGGGCTATGACCTACGCTGGGATGCGCAACAACAATGACATCAGAGGCTATGTAGGAATCTAATGCTAACAACCGCTTGCTACATTGAATTTTTAGATGCTAACGCTGCGCCGTTCAGCTCGAATCAGCGCTATCAGCCCTACTTTCCCGCTGAAACGCGGATATACAATGGATTGGCTTATCAGTTTGCTCCTTTCAGTATCGCGGGAGACATCTCCACGGACGGAAGCGAGACAGGGGATTACGAGTTGATTGCTCCAGCAAACATTATTTCTGGGTCAACACTATGGCAGGCTTCCGAAGGTCGCTACTTTATTTCAGTGCAAACGATTTTGCTGGTTGGCACCCCTCCTGCTACGGCAAACGGCATTCCGACATATACCGAACTCAGCACGCTAACACAGACGACTTGCGTTTGCGATGCGTTTGGCTATGCTGATTCAGTCCCAGGCGAGGAAGACGAATTTTCGCCTATGACGCTAAAGTTGATTAGCCCGCTGAATTTTGTGGCAGGAACATCCCCGACACGTAGACTTACAGCGGCTCAAGTCGGGCCATTGCCATCCAGCGGAGGAATTACATTTTGACAAGTGAATTTTGGCATGACTGGGTAGGGCTCCCTTGGTCTCTCGGGGCAGACCCCAGACAGGGAAAGGCAGCGTGCTGCTTTGCGACTGCACAAGCAGTGCGGGAAGTATTGGGAATGCCTTGGCCGGCAGGGCAAATGAAACAGTGGTATTCCCGCGCTCGCGCCCGCGACTGGCTGGGGCTGCAGCGCGACTGGGAGCAGATGGCCGCGCTCATCGAAACGCCGGAAGCTGGTGCATTGGTCCAGTTCAGGAATACAGATGGCTCCTTTGGCGTAGGCGTATTGCCAAATGCCAGAACCTTGATTACGGTGCGCCATTACGGCCGCTTGATTGCCGGTCCGCTGGCTGCCTGCGGAAACCTGGAGCTGCACCGCTTAAGATGATTCCTCTCCTGCCCTACGAAAAGCGCCTCGCCGAAATCCTAGGCGTATCTGAAGAGGCTTACGCTGAGTGGAAGGCGATTACGCTGCAGCGGTCGCTTGAAAGGCCAGCAGAGGGGCCAGTGTGCGGGCCGCTGGTTCCCGTGGTTGTCAATTTGGCGGTATCTGTTGGGCTGAGCCTTTTATCGTCGCTGTTGTTTCCTGCTTCACCTGCTAGAAGGCAGAGCAGTATCACTGTAAAAAGAGACGGTGGCAGCCCCTCTACAACAGGGCAGCGAATGTCGCCGCGATTTGGATTCAGCTCAATCCAAGAACCAGCCAAAGTCGGCCAAGTTGTGCCAGTGGTGGTGGCAAAGCGAGAAAACAACCTGGGCGGCGTGCGAGTCGCTATGCCGCTGTTGTGGTCTCAAGTGCTGGCCTACAATGGGTCGCTCATGTTTCGCGGAATCTTTCTTGCCGGCGCAGCGTCAATGTCGCAAGATGCCTGGGATCCGCGAGGCTGGGCATTTGGCAATAACACGCTAGGAGCCTACGCTTACACTGGAGCTGGCATAACAAGAGGATCCCGATACTCAATTTATTATTCCCGGAATGGCGGCCGGATTGTCAGCGGCGATCTGATCGCCGGCAGAGAAGCTGCGTTTGATCCTGGAAATTTTCAAAATTCTGGGGGCGAGGATGTATTCTCTGTTTCGACTGGCGTTGGTCAGTACAAAACGGCTTTTTGCATGGCCGAAACGCCATCGACGAGTACGGCATTTGGCCTGTATGGATGGTGCCCTAACGCAATGATGCACAGGGCCACTGTGCAGATACAGCCTACTGTAGTGGCCAGGGTAGATGAAGACGATAAAGTGCAGACTGACGACGACGCCGCCGCACTCGTCGAAATATGGAAAGGCAAGTTTTATTGGTCCATGAGAAGCGGGCTCCGCCAGCGCAAGGCCGCTGGTTCTTCGAGCTGGACCACTCCAGCGAGCCAGCAATTTGAAGTGAAGGAAGAGGAAGTAAGCGTTGGGGACTCTTTAATGTACGTTATTTCAAGGACGACTGATGCTGAGACAAAGATCCGGTTCGATACTTCAAACACACGCATCGTAGATAACGATGCTTCTTCAGACGAGGAGCAGGGAGGCGTAGCGGCTTCAGTGGCCGGCATACAGAACAGCGCGGACTCTGCGCTAATTCCAAACGAGCTATACAGAATCGGGACTTGCTGGGCAGTCCTGACGGAGCGGTTGCCGCATAACGCAGGAGAGACAATTTTTATCAGCGACAGCGAACAAGAGCCGATAGGTGGCGGAAACTCAATGGATTACGTTTTTACAGTAGTGCGGCCTGGAAGCGTGCATTTTATCGGGCCAGGCTTGCTTGACCCGCCCGAAGGAGATACAACGATAACTCCTCCAGAGTACAACCCCAACTCTGACTTGGCCACGCTGCTCAGCGGGACGGAGGGGCGATACCGCGTCTGCTCTCAGGCGGCGCAAATTTTTCGCATGGCGGTAGCGTCCATTGGCGCAGTGAGAGAGTTCAAAACGTCTGAAACCATCATCAAATCAAGGGTTGGAATAAGCGTTAGCGGCATGACTGGGTTTAGGTCATGCGAAAAAATAGAGCGAATCAACGAAAAGGCAGGTCAGGCGCAAGTTGGCAAGACTGCTGGCGGCAGACTTACCGTTTCGCGTTATGACAGCAGCGGAAGTCTTGTCACGACCAAGACGCGCAGATACAGCGCTTTCGTGGCTGAATATAGCGCGGATCGGGGAGTGACATGGACGACCTTCCCTGAAGTATTTGCTGTTGACGGAATTGCGACAGAAGACGTTTACAACTATTTGCGCTGGAACTTTTCATCTTACAAGCGATGGGAACGGCGACTTGTGCCAATCTCCAGCTGGGAAATTCGGAAAAACGGCCTTGCAAGAATCGTGGTGCTTGACACGAATAGCAACCAAGAAGTCAGCACTACTGCGGGAGGACTGACTATTTCTACGACTGGTTACGCAATAAACCCAACTGAAGGGGTGCGTCGCAAAATGTCTCACCTTGAGCCAAAAGTAAACATTGGCCTGGGATGGGCGGACAGCGAATATCAGTCAATGTTTGACGGCTACGCAAGGTTTGCCGAAGCGTTTTGCTACGACAACGTGCAAGCAAGTGTCCGCAATGCGCCAGAGCACGAAATTACTCATGTAAATTATTACGACGACAGAGTTACGCCATCTTACGAGTCTCTGTCGATTCCTGGCGTGAATATATCGGCGTCGCTGGAAATGCAAAGCTTGGCCGCGTTTAGCGGATTTTGCAATAATGGCTATGAAATGCCCAGACTGCTAGACGGCGACACAAAAGGCCCAAGCCATTTGTTTCCAGACTGGCTGCGCGAGCGAATGACAAGTGCCGAGCTGGGGGCCGATCCTCCCACGCAGGCCGCTCAGATTGATCGCGCCAGCTTTCAAGAGGCGGCCCAATGGTGTCAAGATCGAATGTATTTTTACGATGCCGTAGAAGAAGAGCCGGAAAACGTTCTTGAATGGGCGGCTGATACTGCGCTTGCGCATTTGCTGAAGCTCGTAAGAATTGGAGGAGTTTACCACCTAAGGAAGGCGATTGAATTTGACCGGCCACTTGACATTAAAGGTCAATTTAACAATGGAAACATAAGCGAAAAAGTTTTTAAGTTAGACAGCGTTGGATATTTAGACCGACAGCCGTTTATCGTGCAAGTCAAATGGCGAGAGGAAACAGGCGGCCTCGAAGCTCCACTGTTTCCCAGGGAGCGAGTAGCGACAGTCAGGCAAGTCGGGACTAGCGTAAACGCCCCGGTCAAAACACTCGACCTTTCTAAATGGTGCACAAATTACAAGCAGGCGATTGATGCCGCTTGCTATTTTATTCGATTTGTGACTCTTCACGATCATCGAATAAGTTTTACTACCACGCCGGATCTTCTTTTGTCAGAGTTGCGGTCTGGCAATTTTTTCAAATTAGATATTGACGTGACAAAATACAATACAGCTATTCAAGGGTTTATACAAGAAGACGGGAACATTGTAAGCACTCGCCCAGACCTTGTGCCTTCCCAAGATGGTTACTATCCTGGGCTAGTTTGGGATATGCGCGGAGAGCCACAAGAAAGAGATATTGTAATTATTGGTGGGCTCGCTGAGCCAAGAGGATACTTCTTCGCAATAGCAAACAACATATCAAGGCAGCGCACCTACGAAATCAAGAAAGTAAACATAAGCACTAGAGGCGTAATTACAATAAACGCCTTTCACCATCCAGTAAATGAAAATGGAATGAGCTTGCTCGGAGTCAACTGGACGACCTACCAAACAGACGCAAATTGGATTATTGAGCTATGAGCATTATTACTGCTTTGCCGGGCATTACTCCAACGGCCAGGCCTTACTCTATGGGAGAATGGCCACAGGAGCGCATGAAAATGCGCAACGGTCGAGTTGCAAGGTGGTCGCTCAGTAGTCGCCCTACTGGTGACACCATGGAACTTTCTTGGGAAAACATAACATTTGCCCAAGCGGAACTTTTGGTTTCAGTATGGGATGCTAACTATGGAATTTACGGACAAGTTACACTGCCACCTGAAGCTTTGGCCGGCACAAGCAGCGAGCTAAGCAATTTACTGATAGCTCCATTCCCAGGTGCTACATGGCATTTTACTGAAAATCCGCAGGTTGTTTCGGTCGGGGCATTTCGTTGCACGGTTAAAATGAAAATCAAAGTTCGCGGCTTTGCCAGGTACGACATATGACAATACGCTCAGTCACTCTGCCAGCGATTACTCCGACATCGTGGGAATTGCGGCTACCCAGCTATCCTGTAATTACGAATAGCTGGGAATCTTCAGCATTTCCAGAGATCCTGGGCTCTTTGCCAAGCGATTCTCAGTGGCGCTTGTTTTTTGAAAACATGAGCGACTCTGAGGCGCTTGCGCTGCTGCTGCCATGGCGAGCTACCGGGATGGGGCAGTGGCCTCTTTCGGTGTTGCCGCCAGAAATTGCGGGCGGCGTTGATAGCGAAAGTTTTAAGCTACGCCTTACGGGGACTACCTGGACGATGGCCAGAGCGCCAAAAAAGGATCCTGTAATGAGAGGCAGGTATAACGTAACTATCGAGCTGGTGTACGAACTCACGCTTAGCTCTGTTTATGGCCCAGGGAATCCGATAGCACCAAAGGCTACTGATATACCATTGCGCCTTATGAACTCCTCTGCAATAGCAGTGGTAGCGATACCCGTAACTACTGGCAGAATCCCCAGGCAGCGAACTGCCTCGCTTCTTTTAGACTTGGCGTCTTCTCAGGTTCTTGGCGTTGTAGATACAACAACCACAACCAGCAGGCTTGGTCGTCAAAGAGAGGCGCAAGAGGTTATCAGCCTGGGAGTAAGCCTGCAGATTAGCGTGATAGCAACTAGATGATTCCCCGCGAGCGAGCGCGGCCAGTGCTCCATGGGCTAAGCTGGGCAGGCCGGCAGAACTGAAATGGTCGTCAGCGTTGCAACATACTCTCTCCCCGCCGGCTGGACTTACGCAGCACTGGCCGACAGCTTGTTTGGGGCTGCCTTTGCCGCTGCCGGCCTGATGGCGCCAGGCGGCTGGCACGATCAGTTCGTGACCGGGAGCAACACAGTCCGCGTTTTACGGGTTCCCCACGACTCCACCAAAACATATGGAGCTACGTTTTATTATCTTGTTTTTAGAAGCAGCGATGCTCCAGGGATAGCGCTGGCAAGCGGCTGGAATACTACTACCAAGGTGCCGACTGGCACGCAATACTTGGATTATCACACTTTACCTTCGGCCATATCTCAAACAGGGTCAAACTTTGGCGCAAGCAGGATATGCCCATTTACCCCACAAACGAATACTGTTATCCACCTGGATCGCTACACGTCAGAATTTGACACCAAGCAGAGCTGGTTTGTGCTCCGGCAGGGCTTGAACAGATCGCCGCCTTTTACGATCTTGCATCAAAACACAATTTTGCAGCCATGGGTCGATCTCTCAAGGGGGCTTTTGAACGGGTATGCAACAGTCCAAGCGTTTACTTCCGGCAATATGGGAGTAGTCTCTTTTCAGTTTCAGGAAAACTTGAGGAGGTGCCTTATGAGCGGCAGCGCTTTGCGATCAGACGTTGACGGCGCCGGCGCTGGAAGGTATCATGGCGTTGCGTTTAACACGCAATGCTACGCAGGAGTAGGTAGCGCGCCTAACGCTACAAGCTCTAATCTTTCCAGCGGATTCACGGGGTCTAACGGATCAGCGTTTCTGCTTCCAATCGGAAAGACATCTGCCAATGGAGAATTCTTGACAGATTACGCTCCAATCGTTAGCGATATGGGCTGGTGGCCAGTTACGCCAACGAGGCTGGCTTCAGATTTTGGCATCTATTTCCATTATGCAGACAATACATCCGCATACGGAGACCAGTTCAACACTCCAAACGGTTTAACGAAGTGGGCGGTTTTGCAATTTGCAAACAACGCCACTGTGACCGATGGGGCCTCAGCGCACTTTCTCGCTAGTGTGCCCCTTAACTGGACGCTCCCTTCCTGATGTCAGTCGCTGTAGGCACCGATGGCGCTGTCCGATTTGGCCTTGGCGATGGGCTAAAGTATATGGCTAACATATTTTCCTGGGGAATGGATGGCGGCTCTGAATCATTGAGCCAAACAAACTTGGCAGATACGCACAAAAGGCGAACTGGAGGCCTAAAAGACTCAAGCGGAAGTCTTTCATTTTATTTAGAGTTTTCCGAGGACTCAGCGGTTGCCCTTAGTGCTCTGCGGATGCTTGATTTCATTGTCAATGGCACTGGCGATGAATTGAAGGCCGAAATTGTCTTAGTTTTGCAACGTAACCGAATTGCGGCTGACTACGACGTGTTCAGGTCAAGCGTGCCAGGAGTTG